GGTAAACTAACCTCATGGACAGACAAGAGAGATTAGAAGCCTTAGCAAAACTCCATGCCTCTATGCCTGTTGAGATGGAAGGTTTACCTGACGATAACGAGATTGCTTTCTTGGACAAGACGCTAAAAGAAAAACTAACCTCAGTTCAGGAAACTAAATAACAGTTGTAAACCTATCCGCTATCATTGCAACATGGCGGACATAGCCCCAAAGTTAATTTCTTTAAGCGCTGAGAAACTACTCGCGCTCCATGAGCGTATCCATAAGTCGCAAGCCTCACCAGCGACAATCGAAGTTCACCACACAATCCTCAATGAGTTGGCTCGTCGCAAGATGGAGGCTCCACAGGATGATTGGGATGACTTTGAGATTCTTGTTGATTCAATCAATGATGTAGACCTGACATCCCTTGGCTCATCTTTACCAGCCGACATGGTTGCAGAGGTTATTAAATCTAGCGGTAGCAATCTTGGCAATGTGCAAACTTTCTTAACTTCTCAAGGTTATGAAATGCGTATCGACCCAATTGAAATTCCTCTTGACCCATTTGAGAAAATGATTCGTGAAGAGGAGGATGGTGAGTTCACAGTTTATGATTCAACAGGACGACGCAAGTTTGGAACTTATCCATCAAAGGAAAAGGCTGAAGAGCGCCTTGCACAAATTGAAAGATTCTCGAAGGCAGATAACACCCCACCCAAGGCAGTTCGCACCGCGGCTCGTCGTGCGTTGGATTGGATTAGCGAAGGTAAGGCTGGAGGAGGCTTTACTTCAGTTGGTCGCTCCCGCGCAGCGCAGTTGGCGTCGGGTGAATCTGTCTCATTAGAAACTCTCAAGAGAATGAAATCTTTCTTCTCTCGTCACGAAGTAGATAAGAACGCACTTGGATTTTCTCAAGGTGAAAAGGGCTATCCATCCGCAGGTCGAGTTGCTTGGGATGCTTGGGGCGGAGACGCAGGATTTGCATGGGCTGAGTCCATGGTTGCTCGCGCTGAACGAGAAGAAGAAGTTGCAAAACATAATCAGGGCAAGCATGACCAAAAAACTCACGGCTCATGGGCTGATGGAATTGCTGATGCAATTTTGGCTGGAAAACATCCTGAAGTTGAACCTGAAAATCTATCCGCATTTTTAATGAAAGCATCTAAGCGAACCGACCACCCAGACCTAACAGAGTTGAGCATTAAGGGAACATTGCTCTATGGCGATGAAGGAATGGGAATCGCTCGTAAAGATATGCCACAAATTCCTGGCAAAGAACGCGCCCGCTTCTTGGCTGAAATTGGAGCAGAATTAGGAGTTACGGCTGAGAAAGAAAAGATTGACCCAACTACTCTCAAACCAGTTCAGAAAGAAATCTCTGCTTCTCGCTCGGGTGCTATCTATAACAAGTTCCGCGAAGATGGTTCAATTCCAAAAGATGAACGCATCTTAATTTCTAAAGATGGTTATGTTATTGACGGACACCACACATGGGGCGCCGCTGTTGCTTTTTCTTTTGATAATCCTGGAACTGAATTACCTGTTTATCGTTTATCGGTAGATGCAAAAGAGGCAATGGCTATTTCATTAAAATGGGCTGCCGACAATGGTTTTGAAGGTCAAGCAATTGACGCACCTGCAAAGAAATCATTGATATGGGAGCCTCTTGAAAAGCATGGGGAACATGACCAGCGCTCTCATGGTTCATGGGCAAACGGCATGGTTGCAGATAAAGAACCTGAGAAGGGGCGCTCAGCAGAGGCAGTTGCACTTGCTCGCGGAGTTCGCGATAAAGCGATTGCGGCTGAACCAGTAATTACAAAGTTAGTTGAAGGTATTGCTCAACAGTCAGGAGCAAAACTTATAGGTCTTTCACAACGAGTTAAATCAACGGATTCTCTTGCTCGAAAGATTGATGCAGATGCAGCACAAGGATACGGAGGAGATAAAAAGAAGGCAGCAGAAGAAATCTCCGACGCTAACCGTTACACACTTTCAGTTAATGACGCAGATTATGCAAGCACATTGCAGTCTGCTGTTACAGCATTTGAAGCAACTGGATGGAAAGTTCGAGTTAAGAATTTTTGGCAAGCGGGCGACCCTTATGATGGTGTGAACATAAAAGCAGAGCGTGACGGAGTTAAAGTTGAATTACAGGTTCACACTCCAGTTTCATTCCGAACAAAAGAAAAATCCCTTCATGATATTTATGAGATATACAGAGTGTCTACGGATGATGGAGTCCGACGCAGTTCTTGGGACAAGATGGTGAAGATAGCGACCCGAGTTCCTCGACCAGCAAACTACGCAACCATTCTTGGCGTTGGCACTTTGATTATGCAACAGTTCGAGACTGCTCAACAGGCAGGGTTGCTAAAATCAACCCCAGTTGGTAAACTATCCCCTGAGAGGAGGGCTTAATAAATTGCGATACTTTGTAAACTTTTACCGTAATGAGCCACATACTCTTTGGCGCTTTAATGTCGAACCTGACCGAGTTGTTGAAGAGCGCTGGGATGCGCCTAATTGGACTCCTAGTACATACATCGCACAGTATCTAGTAGACGGCGGAGCCAGCCTCGAAGAGATTACTCCTGAGTTGGCTCGTAAGGCTTTCCCAATTGCCTTTAATGAGTTGGCTAAATCTATTGGCTCCTATGAAGTCTCAAAGGCTGAAGGCGATAAGCGCTACACCCTTGGAGCCATGTATATCCCTGACCGCCTTGATGCTCACAATGAGTGGACAGATGCAGAAGAGTTGCAAAGAGCAGTTTGGGATTATGTCCGAAGCAATGACCGCCGTATCCGATTGCAACATAATCGCGACATCGTTGCAGGTGAATGGGTAGAAGTTATGTCATTTCCATACGAACTAACAGTTCCAATTACAACCCCAAGTGGAATTATGGTCAATCATACTTATCCTGCTAACACAGTTTTTCTCGGTGTTATATGGGAGGAATGGGCATGGGAGAAGATTCAACGCGGAGAGATTCTTGGCTATTCGATTGGTGGACGAGCAGAGCGCCTATATGTGGACATGGAAAAGAACGACCCAACTGCCACAGATGTTCATGTTGATACAATTATGAATCCTAAGAAAAAGAAGCCAAAGGAAACTAAATGAAAGACAAAAAGATTCTCAAAGAACTCCGCAATGGTCCTATGAAAAATATGAAGGACGAAGAGTACGCAATGATTGAAGAAGAAGTCAATCAAAAGGGAATCGCAGGTCTTAAAGGATACGCTAAATCAATGATTGAAAAGGCTATGCGCGACATGGCTTATTCAATGAAAAAGGCTCTTTCGGTATCAACAGGCGACATGGTTTCTTGGAATTCATCAGGTGGCACGGCTACAGGCAAGATTGTCCGTATCGTGCGCGAGGGCAAAATCAATGTTCCTGATTCAAGTTTTACAATTGAGGGAACAGAAGATGACCCAGCCGCTTTGATTCAGTTATACCGCGACGGTAAGCCAACTGAGACAAAAGTTGGACATAAGGTTTCAACACTAAAAAAAGCCTAAGCCTAGACAAGCATCTAGGCGCCACGCACGACCAAAAGACTCACGGCGGAAAATACAACACCGATGATTCTGAGGGCGAAAATAGTTCTGAGCCAAAAAACTACAAAGATAAAAAACCTAAGATTAGTTATGATGAAAATGATACCGAGGGCGAGTTCGATGATAATACGGACGACCCAAAATGGATGGATGATATGGACATCCTGAGACCACCTGCTCGAAACAAACGATGAAAACAATCATTGATAGCACAATTGAGATTCTGAGTTCAATGAATCTCAAAGCAAATAAAGTCACTACTCCTCCTGGGTATTCAGGAATTCAGATTGATTTACCCAATGACTCCCAAGCATTTTTTGTGTGGAGCAAAATGGATGACAATGACTTTCACTTCAGAACAGCGCGTTTTTGGGCTAACGACAATCCTTTTTCGATGTGGATTTGTCCGACCTTGCCCGAGGCTCTAGCCCAAACGCGGGTTTTAATAAACTAACAAAAGGGTCAAATTACGCATATGGTATTCTTCGTATGTTTAGACCCGAGGTAATTGTTTAGCGTGTTGCTAAAAGGTTATCTCTATTTCGTTAGGAGTCACATTGGCTGGTCGTACTCGCAAGATGGTGAATTTAGCCATCGAGGAAACTAGCGGGGTAGACCATCCCGCTCATCTACACGAAGGTTGGCTTGTAATGAAGTCCGCCGAAGAATCTGAAGTTCAGAGGGTTTTAGACGAATCGCTCACCGAGGAGGACTCCACAATGGAGGATACATCTACCACGGCTACTGAAGAGCAGGTTGTAAATCCTACTGAGGAACTAACCATCGCTAAGGCTCGCATCTCTGAACTTGAAGAGGCATTAGCCAAGGCTTCTGCGGACGCTGAAATGTCCGAAGAAGAAAAGAAAAAGAAGAAGATGGAAGAAGAATCCTCTGAGGAGATGGACTATATGAAGTCCGCACCTGAGTCAGTCGTCAAAATGATTGAAAACTTCCGCAAGCAAGCAGAAGAAGCAACCGCTGAACTACAAAAGGAACGCAATGCTCGCGCTGATGCAGAAGCAGTTGAAAAAGCAAAGGGTTGGGCAAACCTCAATCTCGATGCAGAAAAAGTTGGACCAGCACTTCGCCGTCTATCAGGTGTAGATGCAGACTTAGCAAAGTCAGTTGAAGAACTACTTGCATCTGTTAATGCACAGGCTGAATCAGCCTCTATTTTTGCAGAAATCGGCAAATCTGCGGACTTCAAATCAGGCAATGCTTATGAGCGTATGACTACGCTTGCTAAGTCAGCCGTTGAAGAGGGTGTAGCAAAGTCATTCGAGCAAGCGCTCGCTGATGTTGCAACAAAGAACCCTGACCTTTACAGCCAATACCTATCCGAGAAAGGTGCCTAAACCATGGCATACGAAATCTCCAATTACTCGGTAAAGGTCACACTTGTTGCAGGTGCCGACCTTTCCAGTAAGCAGTACACATTCGTCAAGTTGAATTCATCAGGTGAGGCTATTGCAGCCGCAGCCGCGACTGATATTCCAATTGGCGTACTACAGAACGCTCCAACTTCAGGACAGGAAGCAGAAGTGCTTGTTGTCGGAGGTACAAAGATTGTTGCTGGTGCAGCAATCGCAGAAGGCGCACAAATTGGTACATCTTCAGCAGGTAAGGCAGTTGCTTTAGTTGCTGGCACAGATACAACCAAGTATGTCGTTGGCACACTCCTAACCGAATCTGCTGCCGATGCAAACATCGTCACAGCCGTAATCAACTGTGCGACTCCGCACCGTGCGGCATAAGGGGGAAATAACAAATGCCACAGCCACATATTAACTCCGTCCATGTAGACGCAATTCTGACTAACATCTCAGTTGCATACCTACAAAATCAGGACAACTTCATTGCAGACAAGGTATTCCCAGTAATTCCTGTGGATAAGAAGTCTGACAAATTCTTTACTTACACCAAGAACGATTGGTTCCGCGATGAGGCTCAACGCCGTGCGCCTGGAACTGAATCTGCTGGTGGAGGTTACAACCTATCAACAAGTACATATTCAGCAGATGTGTGGGCTTTCCACAAAGATGTTGATGACCAAACAACTGCAAACGCAGACGCTCCTTTGAATCCTCTTCGTGAGGCAACAGAGTTCGTTACTCGCCGTCTAATGCTTCGTCGTGAACTTCAGTTCGTTTCTGATTTCTTCACAACAGGTGTATGGGCTGACGATGTAACTGGTGTTGCTGGTACTCCATCATCAGGTCAGACAAAGCAATGGTCTGACTACACTTCATCTGACCCAATCAATGACATTGAAGCGGGTAAGAGCGAGATTCTTTCAAACACAGGAATGGAAGCCAACACACTTGTTCTTGGCTACGAAACATTCCGTCAGTTGAAGAATCACCCTGACTTGGTAGACCGTATCAAGTACACATCTTCACAGACAATCACAACAGATATGTTGGCAGCAATGTTCGACATTCCTCGCGTTATGGTTGCAAAGGCAGTCAAGGCTACAAACAACGAAGGTGCATCAGAGGCTTACGGCTTTGCTTATGGCAAGGGCGCTCTTCTTACTCATGTTGCTCCAAATCCTGGGCTACTAACTCCTTCTGCTGGATACACATTCTCATGGACTGGCGTATCAGGCGGACTAGGACAGACAATCGGTACTTCACAGTTCCGTATGGAATCAATCAAGTCAGACCGTATCGAAGCAGAAATGGCTTTCGATAACAAGGTTATTGCGGCTGACCTCGGTTATTTCTGGAACACAATCGTCGCGTAATTAAGTCGATGGAGGGGAGAGTCTTAATTGGCTCTCCCCTTCTTTCTTAGAAAAGGAAAATAAATGCCTCAAGTAAATCGTATTTCTCGCGGTGAAGTTTCAGTTGGCGGAATTCAAGGTTCAACTGGCGATATGGTGTATGGACTAGATTTTGGTACAGCATCAGTAGACCCTGCTTCAATCGCTGCAACAACTCGCGGTTCAGTTACTTTCACCCTTACAGGTGCTAAGACAACTGACATTATTATCGTTAATCCACCATCAGACCTAAATGATGATTTGATTTTCTGTGGAGCGGCTATCTCAGCAGCAGACACAGTTTCAATTTATCTTTACAACCCAACTGCTTCAGCAATCAATGACACAGCGCGTACATTTTCGTATGTGTGGATTGACATGACTGCGTAATATGAAAGCCACAATTCTAAAGGTAATGATTTCAGACGGAAAGACTCTTAATCCTGGCGACATCGTTGATGTATCAGGATGGCGTCATACAAGAAATCTCGTCTCAGGTCGCTACATCAAGTTGATTGAAGAAGAAGCACCAAAGGCTGTAAAGCCTGTAGCCCTTCCAGTTGATGAAGAAGTAAAACCTAAAGAAACAAAGAAAAAGGCAAAAGAAGCCGAATAAGTAGGAGGGGACGATTCGCTACAATGAGTCGTCCCCTATCTTTCTCTAAGGAGTTTTAATGGCGTTAGCACACGAAAGAGTCTCGGTTGGTACAACAGCCACGCTACTTTCTTCAACCTATGCAGGAAAAGATGGTCAGACCATTCTTGTCCAAAATCCATCAGCAAGCGTAGTTGTCTACCTTGGTGGCGCTGGAGTAACAACAACAAGTTATGGCTATGCCCTTGGAGTGAGTTCAGATATGTCAATTGACCTTCAAACTGGAGAAGAACTTTACGGCGTGGTTGCAGCAAGCACCTTGACCGTTAATATCTTGCGCCAAGGAGTTTAATCATGGCGTTGCCAACTAGCCTATCAACAGCAACAATTATTGGTACCTATGTTGATTTAATTGGCAACCCTGTTCGCGGTTCATTAACTTTTGTTCCACAAACAATCTTAAAAGAAGTTACACAAAACATTATTATTATGCCAGTTAGTATCGTTAAGACCTTGGATGCAACTGGCTCCTTTACTATTACCTTGCCTGTTACAAGTGATACGGATGTGGCTCCACAGCCATTTATCTATGACATCACAGAGAACTTCTCGGGCGGGCGCGAGTTCCAAGTTGCCTTGCCTTTATCAGTTGCCAACACAACTCAGAACCTTGCAGACCTACTTCCAGCCCTCGATAGCGCCGAGGCTGCCTCTTATGTATCAGTAGACCAGTATCAGGCTCTATTGACTCGCTACACCACCGCAGAAGGCATCCGTGTGATTGTGGTCGATGCAGAAGATTACGAAGCCAACGCTCAAGTTTATGCAACGGCAGCGGCAACTGCCGCTGACGAGTTGGCATCATTCACCGTCAAATCTCTTTTATTTATGGGGGTCTAACATGGCTGAACCGTATGTACCGATAGCCGATTTAACAACATACAATGTACTTTTAACCGATTTAGAAGTTGCAACTGCCGCCGCCGCAACAAATGCAAACGCCCTTAATACCGCTCAAACTACGGCTCTCACATCAAAGACCACGGCTGAGTCCGCTCTTGCTCAAAAGTTTGACATTCTATTTTTGGTCGGTGCTTGATGGCACTCGGAGCAAATTTAACCACAGTTCAAATTACTGGAACTTATGTTGATTATGAAGGAAATGCAATTGCTGGGCAGATTCGCTTTAGCACTTCAGAGGTTTTGCGTAATGGAACAGATGACCAAATGGTTGCACCTTCAGTTGTAGTTGTGCCTTTAGTAAGCGGCTCTTTCTCAGTCACCCTACCTGCAACTAACGACCCTGATGTAGTACCTAATCCTTTTACCTATTCAGTTGAGGAGTCTTTCGCTGGAGGACGCTCATACGAAATTAGCATCCCTTATACCAGCGCTGGGTCTTTAGATTTAGCAGACATCAGCCCTGCTCCAAGTTTAGATACAACCTATGTTCAGTTGATTGACCAAACTACATGGAACACCCTTGAAACCAACATTGATACTTTAGACACTAATATCAATCAGACAACAGATAAAATTCTTGCCTCGGGCAAGTATTGGTACATCCCATCTCAGTTCGCTACCTACACAGCCCTTGATACGGCTTTTGCTACCTATACCGCTCTCACCGCGGCATCTTATGAATTAGATGGAACAGACATCCTATCTTTTACAACCTCGGCTCAAGCCTATGCCTCAACAGCATCGACAAGTGCCACCACAGCCACAAATAACGCATCCGCTACAATAAACCCATTGCTTCTCATCGGAGGATAACGCATGGCAACAACCTATAAGGTGCTTGGTCAGTCCAAGCCCGCGGCAACTACAGCAACAACGCTGTACACCTGCCCTTCATCAACCCTGACTGTCATCTCGAGTTTGGTCGTAACTAATCAGGCAGCCTCGGCTGGTACTTACCGTATCGCTATCCGCCCTAACGGAGCCACACTTTCAGGTGAACACTACATCGCCTATGACGCACCAATTGGCGCAAACTCTTTTGTCTCACTCACTCTAGGTTTAACCATAGACGCCTCTGATGTTGTAACTATCTACTCATCAAGTGCAGACATTTCTTTCAATGCCTTCGGAAGCGAGATTTCATAATGGCAATTATTACCAACGCTCAGGCTGGAGATGTCACTCTTACTGGCACACAGACACTTACAAATAAAACTTTAACCACACCAACAATTAACGGACCAACAATTACTGCAACTGGTCAAACGCCAGTTATTCACGGTATTTTACTTCCAGCCACTCATACAATCATTTATGAAGGTGCGACAGACGATGCGTTTGAAACTACATTAACTGTTGTAGACCCAACTGCTGACCGCACAATTAGTTTGCCTAATGCCACAACCACACTCGTTGGAACAGATACAACAGATACTCTTACCAATAAGACTCTTACGAGTCCAATAACTAATACAGCGACAATAAATTACCCAGTTCTAAAATCTCCTGAAGAAACAATGAACATTGTCGCAGCAGCGGCAACTGGAACTATCAACTTTGATACAACAACATCTACCATTTGGTACTACACAACAAACGCAACAGCAAACCATACTCTTAATTTCCGCTTTAGTTCAAGCGTATCGCTAAACACCTCCTTAACAACTGGTGATGCAATTACAGTTGTATGGCTAAATACAAATGGTGCGACTCCTTACTATCCCAATGTAATTCAAGTTGATGGTTCAACCGTTACTCCAAAGTTTCAGAACGGCACAGCCTTCTCTGCTGGTAACGCTTCATCTATTGATGCTTACTCTTTCACAATCATTAAGACAGCATCAGCGACATTTACAGTATTGGCTTCACAAACTAAGTTCGCATAAGGAGTAGTTGAGTTATGTCACCGATTCTTGGCGGTAGAGGCGCAGTTAATCCACGCGGTTTTGGGTGGATGGGTGCTGGTAAACCAAACGCTCCAGTTAGCGTAGTAGCAACTGATGTTGGTACTTCACGCGCCTATAACAATGGTGCTGCCTCAGTTGCTTTTAGTTCAGGCGGAGATAACGGCGCACCAATTTCTTCCTTTACTGTAACTTCAAGTCCTGGAGGCTTTACAGCAAGTGGAGCATCCTCTCCATTGGTTGTAACAGGTTTGCAATCTGCAACTTCATATACATTTACTGTAACTGCTACTAACTCAGTTGGAACATCAGATGCCTCATCTGCTTCATCTGCCATTACAGCAACAACAGTTCCACAAGCACCTACGATTGGAACTGCAAGTATCACCAACACGACTACAGTTTCAATTCCGTTTACTGCTGGCGCTACTGGTGGCTCTGCGTTTACAAGTTATACAACAACTTCTTCGCCTTCAATTTCTTTGAGTACAAGTGGCACAACAACTCCATTGACTGTAACTGGAACTTTTGCATCTAGTACCGCTTATACATTCCAAATAGTTGCGGTCAATGCAAATGGCTCATCAACTGCTTCTTCTGCTTCCAACTCAATTACCCCTAATCCTCCCGCTCCTAGCACGGTGAATTATCTTGTTGTTGCAGGTGGTGGCGGGTCAAGCGGCGGGGGCGGCGGTGGCGCTGGTGGTTATCGGGCAAGCACTTTAGGTGTATCAACTGGGACTCCATACACAGTTACAGTAGGAGCAGGTGGAACTACTTATCCGAATACTGGTAATAACTCAGTATTTTCAAGCATTACTTCGGCTGGTGGTGGTTTCGGAGACCCAGGAGATAACACCGCAGGAGCAGGTGGCTCAGGCGGTGGTGGTGGTGGTAGCGGTATCAACATCGCGGGCGGCGCGGCAAGCCCTTCGGGGCAAGGTAATGCTGGTGGAACAAGTCTTTCAACAGGCACAGGTGCAGGTGGTGGTGGTGCAGGAGCAGTTGGTAGTGCAGGTCCAAACAGTACAACTGCTGGCAATGGTGGCGTCGGACTTCAGTATGCAATTAACTCTACTTATTCTGCAGGTGGCGGTGGTGGTGGTGGTGGAACAACTGGCGGTTCAGGCGGAACTGGTGGTGGCGGTAGAGGATATGGCTCAGTTAGCGGGGCACAACTAGCAGGAACAGCCAATACTGGTGGTGGCTCAGG